ATGTTTCAATATTTATTGTTGCTCTTGTACTCATTTTTAGATTCCCCTTTCAATATTTTCTCGAATCATAAACTCATTATATAATATATAAATTATATATACAAGCAAAAAAACCTTTTTTTTATTGATTTTTTATTAGGCTAGATAGTGAGTTGTCTGATTACAAAGCTCTTAAATCGGCTCAAAATGGCCTGTTTATTCGTCTAAATCTTCATTCCATGTGGTTATAAGAGCTGTAACTATATTTACTATCTCATCAAGTTCTGCAATCACTAAACCATTTGAAGTGCCGTCTGGCATTGCAACAAACATAAATGGTCGGCTGTCCCCTATTCTTTTATTGCTATCTGATTGTTCTTTTGCTTGATTGTATTTTGTCCAGATCGTCTTAACTTGCGCACCTGCTTTAACTTCTACACGAATATTTCCGCCCCAGTTTTCTTCATGTCCCATTCTGGATCTAAACTTAGCGTCTGGAATCATTAATTTTTTTCTTGCAAGGTTTTGTTTTCTTCTGCCTTTGTTTTTATTTTTTAAACCACGCTTTTGGTTTTCTGTCCAGTTGTCTTTTTTCTTTACAGTTTTTTGTCCCATACCTTGCAAACCGCGTTCATCGTGCTTGCGTCTTTTCCAATCTGAATAAGTTTCATCTTCTCTTATATCAAATTCTTTTTTTGTAGCCATTTCCATACCATTCTGTTTAGTAGATGATTTTTAATCCAAGCCCCGCATACCATACATTCTAATGTAATCCAATTCATATGACCTACAACAAAAGTGTTATAACAATCCCAACAAATTATGTAGGTGTTTTCAAAATATATTTCTTGTTCTTCCATAAATTCAGTTTAATGCAAGTAAGTGGCGGTTGGGCTGCAATCCGCCACTTATTGCGCTACTGCGTCAAGTAGCTACCCTGTTGGTTTTTGCTCTATTGGTTTAGGCTTGTCTGAATCTACTTGAGCTTGTAAAACTTTTTCTAACCAATATGGATTGTCGCCTGTCCATAGGTGTAAGCCTAGCCCTAGATTTCTTGCACATCTTTTAAAAGCGTCTGACTCTGCTTTTTTGAGTAAGTCGCCATTGTTATCTTTTGTATTGATTGTATTTGCACTTCCAGATCCTTGAACTGCATATGTTTGGTCATCAACAACTACTTGTAATTCCCCAATACAACCACTTACTTGTCCATTAGGTTCATAAATTATTTCCTTAATTGACCAATCATAATTCCCGCAGACTTCCAAAAGTCTTTGAGCAATAGTTCCAAAGGGCACATAATCTTCTTCCCCATGTGCTTTTTTGATTTGCTTGATAAAGTCTTTTGGAAAAACTTTAGCAAGTGCTAATTTTTGTTTCACTTTTTCCCCTTTTTCTTTTTCTTTAATTCATTAAAAGATTCTTTGACATCTTCTATTGAATTTATATCAACTATATTTTTTTCTACAGTATTGCCGTCAATGTCCATAAATGTAATTTTCATATTCCAACCTTTCCTATAATTGCAACTTCACCTGCAGTGTGTTCTATCATTTTTGAATTTAAGACAATCATTTTCTTTTGTAAGCTATCCATTTTATGTAAAGCCTCCAATGCCTCAACCATTCTTTTATTTACTTCTTCCAATTTCTCAACAGATTTTTCCAGATCGTTGATTTTTTGTAAGAGTTCTTCTTTATTCATTGTTCTCTCTTCCATTCAACCATTCGGCAATAGTATCTTTTGCCCACAATGGATTACCACTAACAACAGCGTCTTCTTCTGGAAGTTTCCCGTCACTTCTATATTGTCTGACAGTTTGTTCTTTTAATCCAGTTGCCATTGCTATTTCTTGAATACCAAATATGTTTTCCCAATTAATCATTTTTAATCTCGAACATATTATCAGTTGTTATTTCTTCACCTTTATTCAATCGATCCATAAAATCAACATTTGGTTTTTGTTCATATTCAAAACCAAACATTTTTGCTAGTTTTACTGCTACTTCACCGAGAAGAGCACCAATAGCAATTATTGAAATAAAAGCAAAAGCAATATAAATAACGCTTACATCATTCATAGTTGTTCCCTTTCCAAATTACTTATACTTGTGCTTCAATATGTGAAACGCATAAATCACAATGAGGATAACTTGCACTGCCTAATTCAATAGGCGGTTCATTATCTTGCATTAATTCTTTACACATGTCACATCTGTAAATAAATAATTCTTTCATAATATATACATTATATAAGATACATGCGATATATTAAGCATATATTTTTTGTTCTTCTTGACAGTAATAACAAACATGTAATTGATATTTAGCATGTTCATAACCGCTATCACGGAATTTATGGCCATCTGTTTTACAGTCCCAGATCTTTTCAGTTTTTGCTTTTTCTTCTACTCTTCTTAATATTTGACCAAAGTTGCTTGCAATAGCAGTAGGTGTTATATCAATATCTTTCCAGTTAGTCTTATACCAATCTGATACAGCTCTAACTTCTTCTGTAGTTGCGTTCACTTCTCTTAATTGTTTAGTAGCTTTTTGTAATCTTCCTAGCTCATTCTTTGGAGCTCTGTTCCAATCTATCCCACAACAATTTGCAATCTCTTCAAATAATAAATCTCTTCTTCTTTTGGTTTTCTTAATATGGTTTTCTTTGAGCGACTCTGCAGGGGCTACCCTAGTGTCGTCTGTGTCGCTACCCCTAGCGACTGACATGTCCCTACCCTCAAAACGATTAAGAAAATATTGATTTACTTTATTACTGCCGTCAGCTTTTTTCTCTCTAAATACTTTTATTGCTTTTATAGTTTCCAGATCCTTAATTGCTCTATCAACAGACTTAACAGAACAGCCTGCTCTTTTTGCAATAGTGGATCGTGAGGGATAACACTTCCCCTCACTATCAGCAAAACCACAAAGAACTGAATATATTACTTTGCTTTTATCAGATATTTCAGATTCTAAAACCCACCGAGCGACTATGTTAAATTTAACATCAGTTTCAAAATGCATACAACCCCTTTCATCATCTTTTAAAACATTCAGAACAAATTGAAAGCCCTAAAAACTCGCCTTTGGTTTTTTGATAGTGCCGTTCTGAACCACCATAAATCATACTTGCACAGCTGTAACAAGAATGAAACTCAACACAAATACAAGTTGTAAATTCTTCACCTTTATTCATAAATTCAATTTTAGTTCTTCACCAGGTTTAGCAATTAATTGATAATACGCACCATCACCTTTTTGATTATCAACAACATCAATAATATAACCACGCTTACGCAATTTATGAACTGAACTTGATAACCTGCTTATGTAAAGTTCATATACAATTTCTTTTGTTGATAGTGGTTTTTCTTTTTTGAATCTCTCTAAAGCCCAAATTAATTTATCTTCATGAGTCTTTAAAGAGCTAGGCAAAATGCATTCCCTAAAGCTGTAAGGTATAAACGCCATTATTCCTCCTCAGCTTGTGCTTGTAAAAAATAAAAATAATCTACTTCCATTATTCTTCCCCCAATTCACTTTTCCAACACTTGTTACATAACATAAAGTCATCAGACTCTAACGGAAAAAAACCAATTTTACTACAAAAAGCACACATAAACCAACGAGGTTCAGCGGTGTCATTTCTTGTAAGTAAATTAGTAAAGTATTTTTGTAGTGATTCTTTATCTACTTTTACTTCAATTTTATTTCCATTAAGATCTGGTAATTGAATTATCAATTTGTTCTCCAATCTTTTTTTATAATTATAACAAAACAATAAAACTGAATGGGCTATAATGAAAACATCTTTATTCATTACATCGTGCAAACGAGTGGTCAGAATCTAATTAGTTGTTCTCTAATCTTCTGACCATTGTTCGGCCATAGCTTGAGCAACACCTTTAAAAAATACACTTCGCAATTTACTGCGTTCTTCACTAGGCGGCAAGTTCCATTTACTTGAACGGATATGTTTTGGAAGTTTCATTATTTCTTCTGTTCGGTCATTTGTTTTTTCTAATTTTGGTAAATTTTTTAACCATAAAAAAGTTCTTTTTGATTCTAAGTCGCCAAACTCATAAGGTTGAATTATTTGGTCTGCCTCTTTTATATAAGTTGTAATTAATGAGTTAGGATTTTCAACGCAAATTTTTGGAATAGGTGCGTCCATTAAGAGCTTTACAAAAGCTAAAGCCTCAAACATTTTTTTTCTACGATCTGGGTAATTTGGGTGTTCTCTTCTCAAATCTCTTTGTAAGTGCATATCTCTTGGATCATAAAGTGCCCAACTTCCGCTAATAGCAAGATAAGTGCAAGGTGGATGAGCTATCATCAAATCCCAACCATCATATAAAATGTCTTTTACATCACCTACATAATGTGTAGCAAGTCCGCCAAAATCACTTTCAGTTTCAAGTAAATCACAACTTACAGCGTCATGACCAAGTTTTAAAAATTCATCTCTAACGATTCCTGAATATTCACATGCAACTAAAACTCTCATTCTTCAGCTTTCCATAACTCATTCCAATTATTATTGTTCCAACATTCCTTACTAGGTGTCCATGGTTTCCAATAATTATTTCTTGAATGAATATCTTGAACTAAAATTTTACTAATTAAAAAATTGTAGTAAGGAACAAATTGCACTTTATTTAGTCTATAGAGATTTGGATAATTTGAAATCAATATTCTTCTTAAACTTAATGGAATGTTTTCAACTGGAATATTATTGTAAGTTAAAACATAAGAATTAAATTTAGGCAAGTCATATTCTGTTGCTACCCAATTCCAAGTGCTAGGTATAACTTGAAATAAACCACTATCATTATTTCCTTTGTTAAGTGCAAAAGTTTTTCCCCTAGATTCGCACCACGAAACTTTTACAGCTCTCTCTATATTATGAGTTTCAAAATGCTCAACATAATCTTTTGAATATTGAATAACATTTGTTGGTAAATAATTATTACATTCTTTTACTTTTAAAATGTCATCTTCTTTTAATGGATCTTGAAGACTAGCAAAGAATAAAATACATTCAACAATCATATAAGAAAAGGCTGACTAGGTTTGTTACACGACAGGGGAATCATATATGAAGAACTAATCAGCCTTAAACTTGTTTTAATCATAATGATTATTTTACATTATAAAAGTGATAAAACCATGTAGAATTGAATAATGGTAAATGCCATAGATTTTAAAAATAGTTTTGTTGCCTTTTCTGGAGGCAAAGATAGTGTGGCTGTATCAAAATATGTAAGAGAAGAATTAGGTTTATCATTACCTCATGTCGCAGTAATAAATCATGAACTAGATTATGAAGAACATATTGATTATATAAGAGATTATTGCGATGATAATAAAATAGAATTGCACTTCCAGATCCTTAAAAATCGTGGCCTAGATTATGTAATACATAATCCAAAATATATATTCCCTTTTGATTCAAAAGTAAAAGGTGATTGGTTTAGAAAATTTCAACAATATGGAATTAAAAAATTTGCAAAAGACAATAATTATTCAACAATAATTTATGGCCGAAGAATAGCAGACGGCAATAATATTAAATCAGAATATTATAAAACAGCTGATAATCTTTTTCATTATTTTCCTTTAAGGATCTGGAGCAACGAGCATACAAATTATTACATATCAAAGGAAGAGCTGTCGCCTATATATGAAACAGAATTAGGTAAAAGGCGTGGAACACACACTATCAATATTGCTAATGAATATAATGGAACAGATGAAATTGGGCTTGAATTAGTAAAATCAATTAGTCCAAATAAAGCAAAAATTGTTGAAGAGCTTTTAAAAATTAAATATAAATAATTACACTTTTTTATATATATTCTATATAATGGATTGTATGAAAGGGGAATTATGAAAGTAATTACAGCAGTAGAAATTGATTGCATTAATCCAAATTGTAATGATGATTGTTGCTATGAAGACAAACAACATTTTAATTTAGTTTATGTAATTAATAATGAAGTAGAAGAATATAACTGTGACAATTGTGGAGCAGTTTTACCTATTGACAAAGAGTTAATAGAACAATTAAAAAGGGGGCATGAATAATGTTAGCTATAAACTCAACTTTTAATGAAGTTGAAATGGATGTAAAAGCAGGAATAAAAGTTAATGCTGTAGCAGCATTAAATTATGTTCTTGAATTGGAAGGTGAAATATGTTCGTTAGACAGAACATTTACTTCTAATTTAAGGCATTGTGTTTATATATTAAAAGAGAGAACTGCTAAAGAAATTTACAAAGAAGAATGTAAATGTGGTGGCTCGAATAGAAAACATAGTAAATATGTTTATGATTGGGCTAGTTAGTTAAATAAAATTCAGCCTATCAATTAATTTTGGTAGGCTGTTTTTTTTCATCCAAATTGATTTCTATTGGTTCAGTAAGGTGAAAAATTCCTTTTGGAAGTTCTCTTATCTCTACTGAATCATTATCTGTATGAATGACACTAACTTTGTAGCCTGTGTTATCAATAGCAATAACTTTCATACTAAAAATTATACATAATATATATAATTATGTCTATATTTATAACAATTCTAAGTTTGCCCAACCTTTTTCATTTATTGTAAAAGTGAGAACTGCAGGGTGGCTCCAAAGTCCAGATCTCTCTGTAAAGTCAAGTGATTTGTCTAAGCTAGGTGCTTGAAACCAAGCTCTATTGCCTTGATACTTACTTCTGAAATGATGATAATGACCTGTAATAAGAATCTCACATTCACCTGCAGGAAGATGTCCATACATTTGACCTTTCCACCAATTTTCTATTTTTGCCTCAGCGTTAGATCCACCGCCACTTGACATATGGCCGTGTGTCCAACCTACTGTTCTATTTTTAATTGTCATAACTTGATGAAAGCCTTTTGGTATTTCAACTTTTACATTTTTATAACGATCTGGATTGGCGTTCATAATTTCTTCACATATTTGCAAGTGCATTGTGTCTGAATTATCTAATCTATTAGTAAGAACTTGTCCTTTACCACTTCTTGTCATCTCTCCATGATTACCTGGTGCTCCCGCCAAAACAATTTTGTCTGCTAAAGGCAAAAAAGTATCTACTGTTTTCATAATCATTGACCTAGCTAATGCGTATTGCTCAATCAATGTGAGAGAAACATTAAAAGGTTGGCTGTCGAAAAAATTTTGCGAACAGTTTTCTGTCAAGTCGCCTAATCCAACTATATAAATTTCATCAATTTGATTTCCCAACTTCCTTAAATCTTTTATTCTATTTACTGCGTCTTGTAGTGCTATATCATATCTATTAATTGTATTTGTAACACCGAAATCAACTTTGCCTAATTGCCAATCAGCCATAAAAAACATAAAAGCTGTATCACCGCCATAAGTTTTTTCTTTTATTGGTAATTTTTTTTCTACTCTTTTTAAAAGTTCAGTGACATATTTATCCCTTAATGGATTTTTTCTGCGGACTATTCCTTTGAATGCATAAAATGTTTCAATTCTGCCGCCTTTGAGTTGAACATTCCAACTGGAAGTTTTAACTGCCCCCTCAATCGTGTAAAGTTTTGGATCATATCCCCAACTTTTTAATATCTCATCAAATTTATTTGCATAATTTGGGTCAGTTCCAACATGTGTAATTTCCCCAGATCCTAATTCTTCATCAATTTCTATTTCTGGTTTCCAACCATGTTTATAAAAATTGTTGCCCCATTCTTGTTTAGGTGCGTGTTTATTTTTTTTGGTCATTTATTGGCCAATCTTTCATTAGTCATAATATTAGTGCATATTTGATAAAAAAAGGCCATTTTGAGCCGATTTAAGCGATTTTATTTTGTCCGCCTAACTACTAGGCGTGGCTGTAAAATATCGTTAAAAACGCTCTATGACGCTCTCAGCTAGTTTTAATTAGTAATTTAGTCATACAAGTAAGCTATTATGAAATCAGTATAAGTTAATTATGAAAGGTGACTTTCAATCTTTAACTTTGTGCTACTTCATCACAGATAATGAAAAAGGCAGACAATGGACACTCTGCCTTTTTCTACATTAAAATTGTTATTAAATTAACCAAATATACCAATAAATGTTCTATCTGCAAGTTCTGAAGAATTAGTCCTAACTCTTAAATATCCATCAGATAAAAAATCAAAATCATTCAAAAAAACTAAACCGTCAGCAGTATGTTGTATGTCTTGAGTTATTCCTGTAATATTTGTAAAGTTATACCAAAATGAATTGTCAATACTGAACTGTAATTGAAACTTATTACTTGTTAAAACACTAGGCATAATTAAAGCTCTTAATTTACTACCTTGCATATCAAAGCTATTACTATTTTGGTCGTCTGTTGAAATTGTAATTGTCATATTCTCTGTATAATTTTTAAGCCGACTATAAGGCTCTGTTGGTTGTACCATTTTTATTATCCTTTATTTTTGTATTGTTTTAGATTAAAACATTGACCAAAGTCGCAATAGAAATTCCAGCAATAATCCATCCGTATATTTCAGAACGAGTTGGCCTCGTATTTATATCTTTTTGTAATTCGTCTAATTTATTAAATATCTTTTCTATATCTAGCATAATCTTAGCTGTCATCTCTTTTTGTGTATAGCCATTATTTTCTGTCATTACAATTCTCACTACCATGTTCACAATTACAAATTTGAACAAAAGAATCGTCAGACTTTTTAATTACTAAACACATTATCACTCACTTTGTTTATCTCCATCGATCCAATCCCATTCCTTAATTCGTATTATTTGTTTTTCTATTTCTTCTATTTTATTTGTAAAAAAATAAACTGTCTTTACTAAAAAATAAAATGACACTATCCCCATAAAAAATATTTCCATAATTCCTCCAATTAGCCATTTAGTTTAAATAGTAATTCACTAAATAAACTTTCAAGCATGTCTAAATCTTTTTCTAATATTCTAAGTTGCTCCATCATTGAACTATGAGCAAGTTGTAAATCTTGTATTGTATTAAATAACCAACCTAATACACCAATAAAAGAAGTTAATAAAATTGGTGTTAAAGTTTTTATGTCAATTTTCATTGACTAACCTTTATTTGTCGGTGTCCATTCTTCCAAACCATTTTGAAGAGCTGTTACGCCTGCAACGAGTCCAGATACTAAGGCATTTTGTAATACATCTATTTCCATTAGTCCTGTTCCGCTAGCAATTAAGACGCCTAAAAATGCTTGAATGAATGTTCTTAAAGTTCTTATGCCTACTTTTGTAAGCCATTGTTTGTTAATCATATTCTTCCTTATTCTATGCGTCTGCCCATAAGCATACCACTTACCACTTCGAGTTTGCCACTTATAGATGATAATTTATCATAAACCATTTTTGATGAAATATATTCATCTGTACTTTTGTTACTAGGATCTGGCTTGGTTATATATTTTTCAATATCTGCTATTTCAATAAATACTTTTTCATTATTCTCTAGAGCTTTTGCAATAACTGGATAAATTCTGCGATAGGCTTGAGTTGATGAGCCAATAAAGCCGTCTTTTTTAATATAGTTGTTTTCTTGACTATCCCCTACAAGAATGCAACCTGCAGTGTTTTCATCAGTATTTCCAACATGAATTAAAATATATTCAAAACCTGGAACATCTTGAAGTTCCAACATACCTTTATGAATGTCTGAAAACTTTTTAGCGTAGCGAGAATGAAAACCGCCTACATTTCTAAACTTAATTTCATAAGTTCCTTTTGGTATAGCAGTTTCAGCATATATTTTTTGGGCTCGTTCTTCATCTTCTAAGGTATAGCAAACAAATTTGTCATTAATAAATAAAAGCCCATTAATGCTATCTTTTTGTTTTGAAATTCTTAAAAGTTTAAGTTTCATATTTTTTGACTTTTCCACTGTAAGTAATTTCGTAAGTCCATTCATGTTGTTCTTTACGAAATCTGCGTCTAGGCATTATTCAGGTTTTGGATTGTCAGCTTTAACTTGTGCTATGTGGTCTGCCCAAGTGGTTGTTCCATTTACGGAATCCCAATATTGCATGTCTAATTGGTCTGCAATAGATCCATAGGCTTCTTGTCTTGCTTGGATATAACCAAACTGTTGGTCATTCCATTTAGAGTTCGCCAGATCTATAACTTGTTGGTCATAATC